TTGGAACGGGAACAGGTGGCGGTTCAGGTCTTCGGGTTCGAATCCTACCTGTAACGTCTTCGCCTGTTTGCTTTGTATGAATTGCTGATATGTCATTGTTCTCTCTCTACGGTATACAGTCCCCACAAGAACGACTTGCGGGTGATGCTCCGCTTACGCAGTGGCATCTTGATGGGGGTCGGCTCCATTTCTAGTTGCATTTGTTGCACTACCCATGTTCCGTCGACCATGTCGGACCGATGTTTTAAGTCATGATTCCATCGGTTTTTCAGGGCGCCGGGTGTCCTCCAATATTTGCCCATAGGAATCGTTTCCCATCGTATGCCTTGGCCTGTTTTGCTTTTGTACTGATTGACCAAATCCAACAGGCGGCGGTCTTCTTCCTGTGTCCAGTTTGCTGCTCTCATGCGTTCTCTTTATGGTAGCGAAATTCCCAACGCACTTCCAGCCGGGAGAGGCGGGAGTGGTCGGCGATGGCATCCAGGACGCGGTCGTCGCCGGTCTTGATCTGCCGTAGTAGTTGCTCTTTATTGGTGCCGAGCTTCTTGGCACACGCTTGGACGCTGCCGTATTGGGAGCGAATCATGTCGAAGAATTCCATCAGTAAGAGTTCAAAGTTCCGCAGTAGCTATTCCCGTACAGGGGGCTTCGAAAGGCGCTCCCAACTTCGTGATTGGTAGCCCTACGGTCGAGGTCGCAGACGTCCCCCGGCGGGCGATAGAATCCGTTCGGGTAGAGAAGGAAGTTATCTCCGACTGCGTACTGGGTGCACGGCAGGGACGGCACCCCCGTAGGGGTACCTCTCCGGCCATCCTTCCACGCCGATTTGACGCACGACCAATACGTATAGCTGTACTTGCCCATCTTAATCATTTGCGGGCAATTTTGTCGTGAAGCGCATTGATGACCGAGAGCATCGTCCGCAGGTTCGAGACGTGCGGATCGTCAGCAACGAGGCCCTCGTGGTGTGGATCCTCGGAGAGCTCAATGCACCGTTGGCGCACCTGCTCGGAAAGGGCTTGGTGTTCTGCGTGGAGCAACTGCGAAACTTCGAGGAGGGCTTCCTGCCGTCCTACGTTGTGGTGCTCTTTCTCCAGTATGGCGATATAGTCTCCCATTATTTCGTGGCTTCTTTAATTACACTGTGAGCTTCTTGGAGGAGGCTCTCGAGCTTCTCGGTGTATTCCTGCAAGTTCTTGAGCTTGCGGACGAGGGTCATATCGCGCCGCTCGACGCAGCTCGGCGTGGCCATCTGTATGACCTCATTGAATAGGGGGGTGCTTGTGTGTTGCATGGGGCAAATATAAATGCAAGTTTTGCAATTATGCAAATAAGTTGCTTATCTTTGTGGGGTCAAAACACAAAACCCATGACAAGATATAGAGAGTGGTTCGCCTCGGTGAACCGTGCAATCGTCGCACAGATGGCGGTGCAGAAGAAGACGCAGAAACAACTGGCCGAAGAGCTGGGAGTGCATGCCGTCACGATCAACCGCAAGCTGAAAGACCCCGGACTGTTCTCCGTGGGCGAATTGGGCCAAGTATGCGAGGCCCTGAACATTGACCTGAAAGACCCGAAGACCTATGGTACAAGCACAGATTGAATCCATCCAAGGCAAAGGAGATTGGAAGGGCGCCCACGGCGTCATGTACCAATTCGAGGTCGCCTTCAATGACGGCACCGTCGGCGAGGCCAACAGCAAGAGCCAGGAACCACCGTACAAGGTGGGCGACGAGGTGTACTATGAGGTGAAAAGCAACAACGAGAGGTGGGGCAAGAAGCTAAAGATCTCCAAGAACCCTCCTCCCCCTGGAGGCTTCCAGCAGTTCCAAGCGTCACCGAATAAGGACAAGCAAATCATCCGGGGGATGTGCTTCAAGGTGGCGGGAATGGCGTGGGCTTGCAACTACAAGCACAAGCAGTTCGAGCTGCCCCACGAGGTCATGGTTAAGGACGTGATGACGCTGGCCAAGAAATACGAGCAAGCCTTCAACGAATGGATGAGCGAGTGAGCGACTGCTGCGGAGCTCCTCCGGTAGGGGGGTCCGAGGATATGGGCCTTTGCCCACGTTGTAAAGACCACTGCGAATACGTCGAGGATGAAGACTGACATACCCCACGAGGAGCGCGTGACGCGCATCATGTTTCTCCGGCAGTTCCGGCACAACCTCTACGAGGGCCGCTCCCAAATTGGACTAAACAATCGGCAGGTCTTGCAGTACGACAGGGAGATACGGCAGGTCCAGTACGCCCTGAAGAAACTGGATCCGGACAATATCTTCACCCCGTGAAGTATTGGTTCGAAATAGAGGACGCGCAGCGGTGGGGACTTCCTGCCGCTGCCGTGCTTTCCCACCTGCGGTATTGGATAGAGCGCAACGAGCACGAAACGGGGCGCCCCTGCATAACCCAAACCGTCCAAAAGATGGGAGAGTATTTACCCTTTCTTTCGGCCAAGCAGATCCGCAGGTCGTTGGTCAAGCTGGTCGACGGTGGCGTACTGGAACGGAAGCGGAATGGGTTCGACCCGGTCTATACATATTGCCTAATAGACGAAAGGGTAAACAGGGAGCCAAAAGGTACATCAGCTGATGACCCAAAGGGACATCACGTGATGACCCAAAGGGACATCAGTACATATAGAAACAATAAAACAGAAGAGAAAACACACACGCGCGAGGAATTGGAATACCAGAGGCCGACCGAGGAGGAGGTGGTCCAATACTTTTCTGATATTGGCGGGCAGGATGTCGCCGTCCAGCTCGGCCAAGAGTTCCACACCCACTACGAGTCCACCGGCTGGATCGTTTCGGGGACGCCGATGGCCAAGTGGAAACCGAAGGCGCGGACGTGGCTCTCTCGATACCGAAACAAGCAGAGCAATGAACGAAGAAAAGGATTCAACCCCGCCGGATTCACTCCGGATGGTCTCAAGGACTTCATCACTAACGGCTAGTACCCAACTACTCCTGCGCGGAGATAGTCGAAATTTGACCCCTGCAAATGCGTGGGAGGACGGTACAAACATCCGCACGGCGCTACGCCTCCACCCGCAAGCGACCCGCGCTTGGTTCCTTGCCGAGCTCGGAAAGCTCATCAAGTTCGTCGATGCCACCAAGACCATTCAGGACGACGAGGAGATGAAGGAGACCGCCCGCGCCCTGATGGAAGAATTTCCAGCCTTTAAACTCGAAGAATTCAAGCTCTGTTTTGAGGGCATCAAGAGAAATAAGTTCGGCCCAATGTACGGGCGGCTGAAGCTGGGCGAGCTCATGGAGTGCTGCCGGAAGTGGGAAGAGATGCGGGCCGAGAGGATCCTAGAGCGTAAGCATCGTCCGGAACATGACCCCTATCAGAGAGGATACAACCGCGAAGAACCCCGGAAGGCTATCTTACTCACCGTCGAGGACCTCATCGAGCTCGGCGAAATCAAACCCCGCGAATGACGCCCGGCATACTCCTCGCAATCGCTATCCTCACCTTCGCCCAAATCGGCGCGGAGTACTACCATGAACACCAAGTGCGGCTGTTTACCGTCGTTGTGTTTCTGCTCTCATGCCTCGGACTGTTCGTATGACCCGAAAGAAACTGATCGCCCGCCTCGATCGGGTCTTCTCCCAATGGGTTAGAAGTAAGGACGCGGATAATCGCGGCTTCGTGCAGTGCTTTACGTGCGGGGTCTTTAAGCACTGGAAGACAGTCGACGCCGGCCACTTCCAATCCCGCGCGAAGTTCTCTACTCGGTTCGATGAAAGGAACGTAAAACCCCAATGCAAGACCTGCAACGGATTTCGATCCGGGGAGCAGTGGAAATTCGCCCGGCACCTAGACAGGGTATATGGGGAAGGGACGGCGCTAGAAATCGAGGCCTTGAGCAACACGACAAAGAAATTCAGCGTCGAAGAATTGGAGGCTCTAATCGACGTCTACAACCGGCGCCTCCGGAAGCTATGACCCTCGACGGATACCTCGCACGGAATTACGACGACCTGCTACAAGCGGCCTACCGCATCGCAGGGGGCGACGGTCCGGACCTGCTCCACGAGGTCATCCTCCAGCTATACCAAACCAAACAGGAAACGATAGACGGCCTCCTCGAACGGGAGCAAATGAAGTATTGGGTGCTTCGGGTCATGGTCAATAACTACAACTCGAAGACGTCCCGCTATCACTACAAGTGGAGGAAGGATATCGAGCGTCGCCGGAAGTTCGCCCACCATATCGTCGACTGGTGGGACGGGGATGGGGTAGCGGCACACCGCGACGAGCTGCTGTCCCATATCGAGGAGCGCCTCGCCGACCTCCCGTGGTTCGATGCGGAGGTCTTTGCTATATATTTTGAAGACGGGCACACCCTGGACTCCTTTGCGCAGTCGACGGGCATCTCCCGCCATACACTCTACACCACGATACGACGTGTCAGAAAAGAAATCCAAGGGACTCGGAGACAAGATCGCACAGTTCACACAGGCGACGGGGATTGATAAGCTGGTCCACGCCGTAGCGGAGGACTGCGGGTGCGAGGAACGCCGCGCCAAGCTGAACGCCATCTTCCCCGGTCGGAATGTGGAGATGTCCGAGGGGGACGTAAAGGCTTACGAAGCTCTGCTCCCGGCCATTGAGCGCGGGAAGTTGAACCGCCATCAATCCCGCGATATGTACGGCATCTTCAACCGCACCTTCAACGCCAACGAGAGGCCATGCAATTGCACCGGCAAGAACCGGAGCATGGTCGAGAAACTACAACGAGCCTATGACTATACGTGTAAACCTTAAAACCTGGAGCAACTACCCCGACGCGGTATCCAACAACGCAAAGAAGGGGATCGAGCTGAATGAGAAGGTCGGCAATAAATGCGCCACGCAGGTCGGCAAGGTCCGAGCGCAACAACTGGCCAAGGGTGAACCCGTCTCCTTCGATACCGTCCAGCGTATGTATTCATATCTCTCCCGTGCGGAGGAGTATTACGACGAATCAGACCGGGAAGCCTGCGGGACTATTTCGTATCTTTTGTGGGGCGGGCTGGCCGGGAAGCGGTGGGCCGAGAAGATCATGCGCGAAGAAGGAAAGCTATGAAGGAGGTCATATATCAGAACATCGTCACCGAGGAAGGCGCCAAATACCTTGTGACGGGATATGAGGAGATATTGCCGAACGGAAGCAAGCGAGTATCTACACGCTGCGAAGCGTACATAGACCCGCAAGCGCAAAAGAAACTGTTTTGAAAATCCTAACCGCCGGCCAGCTTGACGGATACCAACGCCGCAAGGATAGGACCGTCTCCCTGCGGTTCATTACGCAGGAGAAGTCCAGCAGCGAAGTCGCAGAGATAGATAGCATGGTCGACGCCTTCGGAATCCTCTACTTCCGGGGGCAGGAACAACTCAACCACGACGAGATAGAGGAGCTGGACGCGGTGGAGCTCGACCTATACGACGAACCAAAGAGCCAAAGCCAACGCCTCCGGAACGTCCTGTACAAGGTGTGGGCGCAAGACCAAAAGGGAGAGTTTAAAGAGTTCTATCGCCACCAAACCGAGAGGATCATCCAACACTACAAAGACAAGCTCGACCCATGAACCGCAAAGAGTACGCATATCGCGCCACCTTCTACGGCTATATCGGGGTGCTTACAATCCTGCTATATTTAGCCCTGAATGGCTGATATCTACAAGGCGGTTTTTACCTGCCCCGAATTGGACGAGAGAGAGGTATGGTACGTATCCAGTAAGAAACACGCCGAGCTGATGATGAGGCGCCACATTTCCACCCCACGGACCAAAAAAAAGGCCATGAAGTACGAACACGCCACCTACAGCCTAAGCGTCACCCCCGTCTTTGAAAGTACCGGAGACGCCCAATACGACCCCCGAGGATAATGCCACTACCCGAAAAAAAAGAGGGCGAGAGTAAGAACGAATTCGTCGCCCGCTGCATCGCAGACGAGACCTCGAAGAGGGAGTTTCCCGATATGGTGCAGAGGGTGGCCGTATGTATCAACCAAGCGGAGAAATAGACGCAAATGGACGCACAAAAAAAGGCTATGGTGCAAGCCCTGGAGCGGTCGCTCGGTATTGTCTCTACCGCGTGCAAGACGGTGGGCATCTCCCGGCAGACGCATTACAACTGGCTCGAAGATCCCGAATACAAGAAGGCGGTGAGCGAGATAGGCGACGTGGCCCTCGACTTCGCCGAATCCCATCTTCACAAGCTGATAAAGGACGGCAACCCTGCGGCGACGATTTTCTACCTCAAGACCAAGGGCAAGGAGCGGGGGTACGTGGAGCGTCAGGAGATAGCCGTCGCAGAGAAGAAGCCGCTCTCGTGGTTCACCGATGACAACGCGGACGTAGCGTAAATTCACACCATGACTTGGAACACATTCGACACGCAGCCTCAACTCGAAGGCTTCTATTTGGTCTGCAAAGCCGACGAGCCGGAGGAGGCTTCGTGGCATTCAGCCGTCATATTCTTCTGCATGAAGCATGACCCGGAAGGCATTTGGGAAATTGAGGATGCCGATTTCGATGGACCCCCGACACATTGGGCAAAGATTCCGGACGTTGCGTGAAGCAGCCCGCCACGTACTACCACGTCAAAGGGTGCGGCTCCCGCATCCAAGTACACCAGGGCGGAACCCGATCGGGCAAGACGTACTCGATACTCCAGAGCCTCGTAGAACTCTGCTATGAGAACGAGAACGCCGGGGCGGTCATCACCATCGCCCGGAAGACATTCCCCGCGCTCAGGGCGACGGCGATGCGGGACTTCTTCAGCATCCTAGAAAAGGAGGACTGCTACAACGTAGACCAGCACAACAAGAGCGAGGCGACGTACATCCTATGGGGCAACCTCGTCGAGTTCATCAGCGTAGACCAGCCCCAAAAGGTCAGGGGCCGCAAGCGTCAAATCCTATTCGTGAACGAGGCCAACGAGCTCAGCCTCGAAGATTGGCGGCAGCTACTCCTGCGGACCACGGGGAAGGTCATCATAGACTTCAACCCCTCCGACGAATACCACTGGATCTACGAGCTGGTCATACCGAGGGAAGACGCTTCATTCTTTCGGACGACGTACAAGGATAACCCCTACCTCGACCGGGCCACCATCGCAGAGATTGAACGCCTCAAGGATGCCGACCCCAATTACTGGCGAATCTATGGCCTCGGAGAAAGGGGAGTCAACCAGGCGGCCGTATTCCATTGGGAGGTCGGAGAGATAGCCGGCAAGCGCATCGGGACGGGCCTCGACTTCGGATTCACGAACGACCCGACAGCCGTTATCGACGTATACCAAGACGGGCACACGCTCATACTTCACGAGCGGTTGTACTCGACCGGACTCACGAATCCGGACATCTCCGAGGAGCTCAACAAGCTCGACGTGCAGACCATCATTGCAGACAGCGCCGAGCCGAAGAGTATCGAGGAGCTCTTTCGATTGGGACACAACGTGAAACCAGCAAGGAAGGGACCGGACTCGGTACGGCAGGGGATCGACATCATGCGCCGGCACAAGCTGCTGGTGACTGCCGACAGCACCAACCTACAAAAGGAGCTTCGGGCGTACCGATGGGAGCAGGACAAGAACGGGCGCAACCTCAACCGCCCCGTCGATAAGGACAACCACGGTATCGATGCGGTCCGATACGTATGTCTCAACCTGCTCACTACCTCCCGGAGTGGGTCGTACTATCTTGCATAAATGCAAACTTTTTTTGCGTGAATGTTTGGATATGCGAAATTGAGTTGTATATTTGCTATGTCAACAACGACAAACAAACACACAACGACATGAACATCGAAGCAATCAAAAAGGAAATCCCTACCAAAGCTCAATTTGAAGCCGCTATCAAGATGGCAATTGCAGAATACACTAACGCCGCTTTCGACGAAGGCATCAGCCCAGAAAAGGCGCAGCGTTTGATGATGAGCCGCGAAGGGCTGGACCTTCTTGCAAATCGCGCCGCATTGTATCTGTGAGCGAATCCCGCCCCCTTCCAAGTACAGGCCCTCCGGGGCCTTTTTTTATGTCCATACCTTTCGTCTATTTGATAGCGTGAAGAAGACCATCACAATCCCCGAGGACCTCTACGACATCACCGTCGACCAGTACCTCCAAATCCAAGCGATACCCGAAGGGGACGAGCTGGAGCAGGTAGTGCGTACAATCTGCATCCTCTGTCACATGGACCGCGCTGAGGTCATGGCGATGGAGCAGAAAGACATCCAATACATCGGGGGCGTTATCGGTGGCATCTTGGACAAGTACGACGACACGTACCCCGTAGAGCGTATCATCGAGCTGGACCAGCGGTACGGTTTCCATCCCAACCTATCCCGCGTCACCGTGGCCGAGTTCGCAGACATAGAGACCCTGTGTAAGGACTCCTTCGAGAAACACCTCCCGCAGGTCATGGGCATCCTATACCGCCCCATCGTCGAGGAGCATGGCGAGTTCTACCGCATCGCGGACTATGACGGGGAGGACCGCTCGGAGTTCTTCAAGCAGATGAAACTGGCTCACGCTCTCGGTGCGGCCGCTTTTTTTTTGCGTATCGGGAAGGCGTTAGTCGACGCTTTGGACAGCTATTCCAAGGCGGTGGAGGCTCCAAGCTATCCGAAAAATACGGATGGTTCGCCACGTTCGTACATCTCGCAGGGGAGGACATTACTAAACTACCGCAGGTTGAAAGGACTCACCTCGAAACGGCCCTCGCTTGGCTCGCCTATGAGCAGGATCGGGCGCTACTGGAAAAGCAAAAAATGAACCTATGAGAACAGTAAACCAAATCATCGACGAGCTCGGGGCGATTGCCCTAGAGCACCATTTTATCCGCTCTTTCAAGGAGGGCGAGATGTCGGAGGTAGATATTCAGAAGCTGGCCGGCGACAAGTACCCTATCTGCTACGCCGACATCAGCGGGGCCACAATCGAGCGGGGCGTCCTCATCTACTCCCTCGACGTGTTGGTGATGGATATGGTCCTCCCCGGACAGACCGACGCACAGGAACAATACTCCGACACTCTGCGGACGCTCATTGACATCGTAAGCAATTACGCCCAGGTGTTGAGCGCCCAGAGCGACGTGAACCGGGACGTGCGTATCGAGCTGCCCGTGGACTGTGAACCTTTCACCGCCCGCTTCGATAACCTGCTTACGGGATGGGTCGGTACGGTACGCCTTCAGACCTCGAATACGCTCGACCTCTGCGCCGCCGCCTTCGCATAAAGGCAAAAAAAAGTTGCAGGAATGTTTGGAGGTTTGAAAGTTTGCCCTATCTTTGAGACATCAAACAACGCAAAACAAAGCAACCATGAAACTGAAGAAGCAAGCCCCCGGAAGCTACATCACACAAGGCACTTACAACGGACAGTCATACACGATTGAATTTGATGCAGGGGAGTATGGCTGGGAATATACAACCTATGTTGATGGTCAATATCGTGGGGGGCAATGTCCGGGGTTGGGTTGCCGCCTGAAGGATTTAAAACAGACCTTCATGCAACATGGTCCTGCCGCTTTCATTCATTGATATGAAAGACCCGGAATGGTGGGACGAGGTTCTAGAGAATCACCCACCCCAATCAAATTGGTTGCTTGATTAAAGACGGCCCCGCTTCGTGCGGGGCTTTCTATTTTAGAGCGTGAAGGACTACATCACCATAGACGGCAAGAGGGTACGCATGACCCACTCGATGCAGGAGCTGGGGAAGATTGGCAAGGAGGTACGCAGACGCGCCCGAATCAGCCTCAAGGCACGGGGGAAGGTGGTAACGGGCAACCTGTACAATTCCATCCGCTACGAGCAGAGCGTATCGAAGGACGATAAATCCCTCAACCTCGGCTTCTCCTTTCCCGGTGCGGAATACTGGCAGTTTGTAGATGAGGGGGTAAAGGGTGCCCTCTCCAGTGCCAAGGCCCCCCGGTCCCCGTTTCGGTTTGGGTCGGGATCCGGTCCATCGGGGAGGCTCCGCCCAGCTATCGATAAATGGGTAGTAAAGAAGGGTATCGCCCCACGCGCGGCAGGGGGTCAATTTGCGTCCCGTAAATCGATGGTGTACGCTATCAGCCGAAGCATATATCAAACGGGTATCCGCCCCTCCTATTTTTTCACGAACGCCTACGACAAGACCCTGAAGAAGCACAACGCGAAACTTGAGGCAGCCGTGGCGAAGGATATCGGCAACGCAATAAGCACCCTACTCAATGGCGGCACAGTTTGAATTCTACCCCAATACGACCGACTTCCAGAGCACGGCGGAGCCGCTCATCTTTCAGGTCCAGGAGAACGTAATCGCCACGTACTACAAGTACCGATTCATCTTGCAGGTCGAGATAGGCGGGACGGAGATCGCGAAGCTGAAGACGCACCCGCTCACCTCCTCGCCGCCCTTCTCTGCCGTCTTCGATATCTCCCGTATTTGCGACGACTATATCGCTACCGAGATAGAGAACTCGCAAGCGCCGTCCTCGGATCCCGTGACCACGCTGGGGGGCACTACCTACGGGGGTGCCAATGTCATCGGTCTAGGGGTGATCCGCAACGCTGCCCGCGAGGTAACCGTCAAGCTCGGATACGAGAGCGCCACCAGCGCCACGGCAGAACCGACCGAGACGCTGAATGTAGAGAATAGGACCGTGCTTGCCTTCCGTGACGAGTTCATATCCGATGGCCTGGAGTATTCCCCCGGCAACGGACAATTTCAGCCGAGCGGCATCAACGATAACTTCCTTTCGTCCGCTCCGAACCTCGGCGTAGATTCTGCTTTCGGGGCCGCGTATCGGCAGGTCTACGAGCACAGGATCGGGAGTGATCAACCCTACGTGCTCGCATGGGGAGCCGACCAAGCCACGGCGACCTTTGTCATCATCCGGGGCTTCGAGGCCGATGGAACCACGATAGACACCGCCTCGCTGGATATCAGCGCCGTGGGGGGCGTAGACCCCGGCTCGGTTAGTACCGACGCCGAGCGGGTGCAGTACCTTGGATGTGGAACGCAGAACCTATCCGAACACGCCGCCCTAGCATCGAATACCAACCTCGCCAACCTCATCGATTCCGCCGACCTTGCATATTACGAACTCTACCTCTCGGCCAGTTCGGGCGTAAGTCAGACGTTCCAAGATTCGGGGGTTCATAGGTTCACAATCGACGACGGGTGCAGTAAGTACCCCCGCAAGCAGCTCTTATTCTTGAACCGTCATGGGGGGTGGGATTGCTTCAACTTCGACCAGCGCAGCGAGGAGAAGCTCACGAGCATAGAGCGCAGCTCCTACAACCGCCCCCGCGGGAATTGGGACTCGGTGAGCGCAACGGTAGACTGGGACTATCAAGGGTATGAAAGGGGGGTAACCACGACGACGGTAAAGGCCGAAAAGGAGCTCCGTATATCGACCGACTATATCGACGAGGGCTACGGGGACCACCTGCGAGATATCGCCGTTTCGCGGGACGTGTTCCTGGTGAACCGGTACAACGTCCTCATCCCCGTCGTGGTGACCGATACCGAGTACCTTTTCAAGACCACGGCCAACGAGAAACTAATCTCGTATTCCTTCACCTTGCGATATAGCAACCGACCCCGCCTGAAGTGATCCGCCTCGTCGCCCTCAATCAAGACACGCAGAACCAGACGGGCCTCGACCTGGAGGGCTCTCCGTCTATCTCTCTTAATCTCGCCGTAGCGAAACCGGGGGAGACGATGCAGCGCCACGCGCCGTATTCGCAGACGTTCCGGCTCCCGTTCACCGATAGGAACAACGTCTTCTTCGCCCACTTCTACGAGGTCACCCTATCGGATGGAGATTTCGACCCTACCCAAAAGACGGAGGTGCTGATCTACGAGGATGGTGTGCAGGTCATCCGGGGGGCTATGCAACTGCGGGCCGTGCGCCTTATGGCTGAAGTCTACGAGGTCAACGTCCTCGGCGATGTGGCCGACCTCTTTGCGGAGATGGGGAGCAAGCTCCTGAAGGAGGCGTTTAACTCTTCGCCCGGTCAGCAGATTACGTCATACAACTACGCGCAGACGGAACAGAATTTCATCGACTCTCAAGACCTAGCTAATAACATCTGCCAAAATCCGGCGGCGATGGATGCGGGCACGATTATCATTCCGCTCGCCGACCACGGACTGAAGGCCGACCAGCAACCTATCGTGGCCGAAGCGAATTACGGCCTTCTCGATTCTAGCCTTCAGGCGGGCGTCTTTGCCGAAATGATGAAGCCGGCAATTCGGCTCCGGGAGGTGTTCGATAGGGTTCTCAATAGCAACGGCTTCGTGTACACGTCCAGCTTCATCAGCGGCGCGTATTTCGAGACGATATATATGACCCTCGGCAGTGAACGGGAGAGGGTCAATGCTGGACCGGTGGGGCAGTGTAAAGCCGTCGCTACGGGATTCACTTCTTTGGTCGCCGACGGTTCGGGCAATAGCAACCCGCCGTGGCAGCTGGTGCCAATGAACAGCACGACTCTTTTTGGTGGGTTCGATACCGACGGCAATTTTAATACCGGTGTCGGTGCATACTACTGCGCTGAAGGCGGAACGCATCGCTTTGCCGCACAGGTGCAATTCACCTTACTCAATGGCAACGTCGGCGAACAGATAAGCCTAATCGCCCGAATAACGCGCGGAACGACGAGCATAGGCAGCGCAACCGGTACTATCAGCACCACGAACAATCAAGCCACGCTCTCCTTTATCTCGGAAGCTATCTGCGCAGCGAACGACGGCATCTCCGTCCAGGTCTACTTCACAGGCAAGCAGAGCGGATCGACGCTACAAGTCACGGGCGGAGGGGGCGGGCAGACGGCGCTGACTTTCTTTTTGTGTACTCACGCCCCTGGGGGCACCGTCAACGTTCCGGCTATGATTCCCCGCATCAAGCAAAAGGAATTCATGGCCGACCTGTGCCAGCGGTTCAACCTCGTCATCGAAGCCGACCCGGACAACCCTACGCGCCTATACATCGAGCCATATGAGGATTGGATCGCCGCGGGAGGAACGAGCTACTGGACCGAGAAACTCGACCTAGACAAGGAGCGCACCCTATCGCCTACCTCTTCCCTCAAGGCTTCGCGTATTACGTTATCCGATAAAGACAGTCCCGACGTAGGCAACGCATACTATACGTCCACACTCAATGAGGTATTCGGCACCTACGACCAAGATATCGACGACGATTTCGCGACGGGCAAACTGACCAACGCGCCCGTGTTTGCGCCCTTCTTGGTATACCCCGTGCCGACATTGGGCGGAGACACCTTCCCGTCGTTCATTCCGAACGTATTGATTAACCGCTCGTATCAACTCGACGGGGTAGGGGTCAAGCCTGTAAGCCAGCCGGCGAAGCTCTTTCACGCGCTCGGCTTGCAGACATCTTCGGCAACGATGTATGTCGGAGGGAGCGCATTTACCCAGTATCAATTTTGTAGTGCATACGAGGAAACGGGAGTCGATAGCGATTCGCGCCGCTTGTATTGGAACAGTACCGGCCCGCTACCTTTTGCAGCGAACAACCCGCTCATAGGATTGAACCCCGGCAAAGGATTGCATCGCACATACTGGGCGTCCTACCTCGCAGACATCTACGACGCCGATGCGCGGGTCTTCGAGGCGCACCTATACCTGACCCCCTCCGACATTCGGAACGTCCGATTTAACGACCGCTTCCATATCCTCGGAGCTACCTACAAGCTGACCGAAATAAGCGGCTACCAAATCGGGACGGGGGAAAGCACCCTCTGCAAGTTCCTGCGCGATCTCGGTCGCTCTTCGTTTGGGGCGTGTGACGCCGTGCCTACCCAATCCAACGCGAACGGGACGGTAACCTTTACTAACCCGGATGGAACCACGACCACGGATCCGGGGCAGCAGTGCTGCGAGGCGTTCGGGTATTTCTATGACGCCACTACGGACACCTGCCGCTGGAGCAACCCCGGCACCGATGACGGCGACCCCGGCCCCCCATACCCGCCGACGGATAGCAACGACCCGACACCGGACTATAACGGCGACGGCCCCACTCCCGTAACTCTTACCGGGACCGGATACACGACCACGGATCCCGATAGCGGCACGGTCACCCGCTACGACCAATTCATACTATCAGCCGAGACGGTCGATACCAGCGCGGTGGAGGCTACGGCTCCAGGAGGTGCGGGAATCAATATCGACGAGGCGACGATTGCGGCGGGCGTCATCCGTGTGACCTCTACTACGGTAGGCGGTACTGCCGGGACTCCCTTCACTACGAACTTCGAGACGTGGCGCTTCTTGGCCAATGGTTACGCGAACTCCATACAGATATCGGAGACCAGCGGCGAGTCGCTCTCTACCGGCTCTCCGGGATTGCGTAGGCTCACGGCCTCTATCTCCGCCGGGAAGATTGCCATATCGGTTACGGGCACGGGAAATAAGATCATCAACTGGAGCCTGTCGGTAGATATGGTCCGACTGTATGCCACGAACCAAAGCGAGTTCGAGGACGCTATGGTTACCGAGGCGGGGGCGAGGTTGGCCGGCATCAATGACCGCGTACTGATACAGGAATGAAAGAATACCTCGATGGAGTAGGTAGGGCGATACCCCGCGTCTTGCAGGTATCGGCGGAATACGAGCTCCGCGGCAACCCCGATTGCCTTCTTTTATATGGATACTATGAGTGGGGCGCCTCGTCATGGTGGCGGAAAGTCCTCCAAGGGGTACGCAATGGCGCAGGACTACGAAATAAAGGTAAAGGTCACCGGAGTCGATCAGGCGAAGACGCAGGTCGACGGGCTTTCTGATTCACTCAAAGACGCAGGGCAGCAGTCGTCGCAGCTTGGGGTCCTGGACAAGATCACGGGCGGGGCCGTTTCGGGATTCAAGAACGCCGCCGCAGGGGTCAAGTCTTTCATCACCGGCCTGAAGCTCACGCGGGCGGCCATCATTGCCACCGGTATCGGTGCGCTGGTGGTGGGCGTTACGGCGTTGGTGGGAGCCTTCACCAGTACCCGCCGCGGGGCTCGACAGCTACAGGTAATAATGGCCGGGCTCGGTGCCGTTGTGGAGCGCGTTACGGCGCACTTCCAAGCCGCCGGGGGGTTCATTGTGGACCTGTTCAGCAAAGGGCCCACAGAGGCCGCCAAAGCGTACAGGGCCGAGGTCGACAAGTTGCCGGGGTCTATGACGGATGCGGTGCGGGCAACGATGGAGCTGCAAAAGGCGGAACAGGCCCTTCTCGATACCCGTCGGGAGTTGACCGTGGCCGATGCTCAAGGACGGCAAGAAATAGCCCGCCTTCGACTTATTGCCAGAGACCGAACCAAAGACACCGAGGAACGTATCGACGCAGCAAAGCGAGCGATGGCAATCGAGCTCGATCTCGTAAAGCAAAGAGAAGAAGCCGCAGCCGAGGAGTTGCGTATCGCACAGGAGCGGGCCAAGATGAGCGACACGAGCGACGAGGACTTGCAACGCCTCGCGGACCTCGAAGCGAATCTCATCAATATCCGCACGCAGTCCTTTATGACGCAGCGCAGACTCCAGGAGGAGGTCCAGAGCGTAGAGCGTGAAGCGACGGCAGAGAGGAAGGCGCAAGAGGCCGCCCGCGTTAAGTCACGAGAGGCAGAAACCAAGGCCGCCCAAGATGCTGCCAAGGCTATAATCAAGTCAGAAGAAGAAGTCGTCGACGCCCTAGCACAACGCGACAGGGAAACGCTGGACGCCCGCACGAAAGAGATACTCGCCGTCGAGGACTTCTATAACGCCCAACTCGACAAGGCCGGAGAGAACGCCGAACTGATTGCGCAGATAGAACAGCAAAGAGAAGAAGAGCTCGCACGGATGCGGGAGCGATTCCGCACAGAAGACGCGGAGAAGGCCGAAGAAGACCGCAAGCGAAAAGAAGAAGTTGCACAGGAAGCCCGTGAAAAGGCGTTAGAGGCGCAACGGGTAGCCGACGAGGAAGCTACGAGAATAAGCGAGGAAGAGAACGCAAGGCGGGAGCAGTTAGAGCAACAGCACCAAGAAGCTATCGCATCCCTGCGGGAGACCGCTATCAGCTCGACCTTCGGCATCTTGAGCAATCTCTCGAAGGCGTTTGAGAAGGACACCGAGGAGGGTCAAAAGAAGGCGTTCAAAAGGAACCAGGCCATAAGCATCGCGGAGACTTTGGTATCGACATACATGGCCGCGCAAAAAGCCTACGCCTCGCAGCTTTCGGTGCCTACTCCCGACGCGCCCATCCGCGCACAAATTGCCGCGGGTGTGGCAGTGGCTGCCGGTCTCGCTAAAGTCGCCGCAATCAAGTCCCAGCAGTTCAGCGGGGGCGGAAGTTCCGGCGGCGCTGCCGGAGGCGGTGGGTCCATTGGGGGAGGTGCCCAGTCCGTCGGTGTCGATGTCGGCTCCCTGATCCCAAACCAGCAGACGCCCACACCGGAACCCGTGCGGGCATATGTAGTTTCAAACGAAATCAGCAACCGCCAAGCATTGGACCGGGAGCTACAAATACAGACCACGCTATGAGGACCGTCGAACTTTTGATAGATGAGGAGCAGGACGATTTCGGGGTGGAGGCCATCAGCCTCGTGAAGTTCCCGGCCATCGAGGAAAATTTCGTCTACTTCAACAAGGAGCAGAAGCTGACCTTGGCGAAGGTCGACGAAGACAAAAAGCTACTCATCGGCCCGGCCCTCATCCCCGACAAGATGATCCCGCGCTTCGATGAAAGTAAGCAGGAGGAATTCGAGGTCTATTTCTCCAAGGATACCGTCCAGCAGGCCGCCGAACTATTCATGCGTCAGAAGCGAAATGGAGAGTATACCGTCGAGCACCAGACCAAGGTGGACGGCCTCTCTATTTTCGAGAGCTGGATCGTGGCCGACAAGGACCGAGACAAGGCCGCCGTGTACGGCTTCGATGTTCCGGCCGGGACGTGGATGGTTTCGGTACGTGTCCACAACGGCGAAGTGTGGAACGATGTGAAGGATAAGAAATACAGGGGGTTCTCCATCGAGGGGTACTTTATCGACAAGTTGATCAAGATGGAAGACATCACCATCGAGACCATTGCCGCCGCAGTCCGTGACGTATTGGAGCCGATTGCATTCCTAGACGGCAAGCCCCTCTTCGGGACCCCACTCGAAGCCGAACTCATGGCCTCGGCGCTAGGGTGTGAAGGCCACCACCCCCACGAGGTGAACGGTCAAAAGATGTTCATGCCGTGCGAGACTCACGAGCAGCTCGACCCGCTACTCTCAAACGATTGAATCGACGTTATATCCCGAATCGAAAACATTACCCATGTCCGTAATTGAGAAACTCAAGGAGGCCGTCAAGTCTGTCGTCGAGGCAGAGCGTCAGGACCTCTACGCCGAAGCCCGCCTCAACGACGGGCGTGTTGTTGCCACCGAAGCCGAAGCGTTCTCCGCTGGCGCCTCCGTCCGTGTCCTCTCTGAGGATGGCGAGGCCGCGCCCCTGGAAGCTGGTGAATACGAATTGTCCGACGGTGGCAAGTTGAACGTAGACGCCGATTCCAAGGTCGTCGAGATGGAGGAAGAGGAGAAGAAAGACGAGATGATGGATGACGAGGAGAAGGACGAGATGGCAGCAGTAAAGGCCGCCCTCGTCGACAAGTTCCAAATCTCCCCAGAGGTAGCCGCCGAGATTGTCGAGGTCGTGAAGGAAGCGATGGCCCCCGCCGAGGTGGAGGCCGAAGAAGAGAAGGAGGAGATGCAGGAGGAGAAGCCCGTCGAGATGTCGAGCCACCTGCAAGACCTCACCCATGAGATGGCTATCGCCCTCGAAGCTATCAATACCCGCCTCGCCAAATTGGAGGAGGCCCCGGCCGCAAGCCCGGACCGCGTTCTCCCGAAGGCAGAATTCAAGAAAGAAACCAACCCCAACCTGAAGGGCGTCGATCGTGCCTTCAACATCATTTCAAATTTCTCATGAAGTCCCAGAAGTACAACTTCGACATCACGGTAACGGACAACACCTACGCGGGTGAATTGGCGTTGCCGTATGTTACCGCCGCCGTCACAGGCGCGGAGACCATCGCAAACAACCGCGCCCGCCTCATCGAGGGGGTAGTCCACAAGGCGGTAGTTTCAAACCTCAACATCACCGACCCCATCCAAGCCGCCGCGTGTGCCGGAACGGACGGAGCGAACACCAGCCTCACCGAGCAGGTGCTCACCCTGAACGACTTGATGGTCAAGGAGACCGTTTGCCGCGGAACTATCTTCCCGACGTTTATCGCCGCTCAGGGCCGTATGCGCCGTGACGGTCAAATCCCTCCCGATTTCGCCGAGTTCCTGCTCGCTACCGTAGCCGCCAAGACCGCCGAGAACCTCGAAAGCCTGATGTGGGCCGGAGACGCCGGTGCCGTTTGGGGCTTGGGTCTCTTGTCTAACGACGGAGTAATTGACGAGGGCGGTATCGACGCCTCTGCTATGGCTGACTTCACCGAGGCCGTGACGGACGCCACATTCACCGCTGCCAACATCCTCGACAACATGGACACGGTATTCGCTGGTGTCGCCGCTACCCCTGGCATCCTCGCCAAGGACGGAGCCGGCTTCTACATCTCCTACGAGGCGTTTGCATTTATGCAGCAGGCCATCGCCCAGCAGGGTACCGACCTCGGTTACAACCGCGACCTCAAGACGGTGACCTACCTCGGATACCCCGTCTACCCGACCGCCGGTATCCCGAACACCGCCGACGTCATCGCGTTCACGTACCCCGATAACATCGTGGTTGGAACGAACGCCTACACCGGCAACGAGTCCGCTTCCTTGATCCCCGTATACCAGTACGACGGCAGCGATAACGTGAAGGTCTCTATGGACTTCGCCGCTGGCGTTCAGACTGCCGTTCCTACGGACGGCGTTGTTGGATTCGCATTCACTGCATAAGACATGGCCTGTACTATCACCCTCGGCCGCGCATTGGATTGCAAGGACGCCCTCGGCGGTCTCTCGAAGATCTTCTTCGTGAATGACTACGTCGACGGACTTGTGACCGCCGCGGGGACGGGTGACGGTACGGCAGGCTCGGCAACTGTGGCCACCGCCTC